TGTTACGAACGTGAATAGTTTTGTAATAAGGCGCTAGGGTTTGTATTAATTGTACTTTAAACATAAAGCCAACGTCAAACGCTTTCTGGTTGCTCATGTTTTGAGGTAACGCGTGGCCACCTCTAGTAGTTTGGGCATTAAACCCGTCTAGGTAGTCGCCTAAATCTAGTATATAAAGGGTGTCGCTGTTCTGTTTTTCTAGCGTATAGCTTACCATTTGCGTAAGGCGTTCGAATAGTATTGTTTCGTTCCATTCGGTAGCGTACATACTACGCCCTTTGTCGCTTGCGTCCATTCCTATATGCACGTCGGTAAATACTAGCTTGTCAAATAGGCCGTTAAAGGTTCTAGGTTGGCGTTTTTCTATTTCTAGTTTTGGCGCGGCTTTAATTAACTCCTTAAAGTCTATATTTTTTATATCGAAGTTGCTACCAAAAGACGGGTTTTTAAAGAATAAACTAGCGTCGTTTGTTTTGAGCCACCCGTGTTTAACGTCTTTGTCGTCTAGTCCTAGTTCGTTGGCTTTGTTTTTTATGGCTCTATACTGCGCCACTACTTCGAATTCCTCGCGGGTTATTCTAGGTCTAAATTTACTCATATAGGGAATTTAGCAAACTTAAGTAGCCAATTTGTAAGGAAACCAGCACCGAAACCTATTATAAAAAGCCAAAGATTAGCTTTCGTTTTTTTATTACGTTCTGTTTTCCACTTAACTACCTCTACTTTTTCTAGCATTTTAATAGTGTCGCGTTTTAGTTTGTATTCAATACGTGTTTGAAACCGTGTTTTAGGCACTTTAGAAGCCTTATAACGCACTATTGTATCTTTTTGGACTATTACCCTTTCCCACATAATAGAGTCCCTTAAAACGTACGGAATTGAGTCGATTGAATTTATTACAAAAGTGTCTTGCACGGTGTCGCAACGGTACCCTTTTTTAATTGCCTTTTGAACGTGGTAATTTGCCGAGCATGAAGCTAACAAAAACACGGAAATAAAAAGTATAGCTTTCATCTTACAAGTTTTTAAGCATATTTATAAAGCGGGGACAAGGGTAAATATCGGACTTGTCTTTACGTACTGAATTATGGGTGTAAATTCCTTTCGTGTTTTTAAAGGCTTCCTTGTCAAGTCCGAATATCTCCAAACGGTATTCTTTAGGTATGTCGTAAGTTTCACATAAGTAAACAAGTAACTGGCGGGTGCTTTCGATTTGTTCGTCGGTGTATTTGTACCAGTGCTTGTATCCTTTATATGGTTGGTCCAAAGTAGTTACCATAGAATCTAGAACACGGCCACCTACATAGTTGTAAAATTTACCGTCTTTTTCTTTGAGGTAACCCCAGTTACAAACCTCTATACCTACCGAAGTTTTGTTAAGGTTGGTGTACGGTACGCCTTGCGCTTTAAATTCCTTTTGTCCTACGCCCAGGTGCCAGGCCCAGTGCTTCGATGAGTAGCACTGTACTATTAAACCGTTTTGTCCTATAATAAAAGCCGTTGCAATCCTTTCTTTGTTTCCGTTCCAATACCTACTAACAGCCTCGGCGTTACCACCGCCCGCGGTATGGTGTAAATATATTTGGGTTTTTTCGCTTTCCTCTTTAAAGAATTGCGTTTCTTTTAGACGTGCTTGTTTAATTTTGGAAATGTCTAATTTCATAACTTGTTTTTAAAGGCGCAAATGTCCAGTTTTTTGTCCGTTTTACTGGACATTTTAAGTGTTTTACACCTTAATTAAGTGTTATTTACTTTAATTCCTCTAGTTGTTCTTTGCTACGCTTTACAAACTTTATAAACTTGTCCCAAACATTAACACCGGTTACACTAAAGTAGCTTTCGTTAATGCTTTTGATTTCGGTAACTACGCAAAAGAAAGTAAACATTTTCGTTAACACTAGATCAACTGCAATAAATTGGCCTAGTATGTCGGCTACTACGTACTTTTCAAGTACGAAAATAAACACAATAGCACCAGAGTACAAAAGGCTTTTGCTAATCGTATGGCTCAAACGTCTAGAACGAATAGAGGTCCACCCGTTTTTCTTTACGCTGCGCCAAATGCCAAAGGTGGTATCTAATATAATAGCTAGAATAGCAATAAAAACTAGCGGCTTAACGGGTGCCAAAACGGCAAAAAGTGCAAAGGCTAGTATTTGGGTTTTAGTTGTCATTAGAAAACCATTATAGAATTATTATAACCGTTGTCGTCGTAACGTTGGCCGCAACGTCCGTAACAAGTACCTACACAATTACATGCGTCAATTTGTGGGCGTAAATCCGTGTCGCGGTTTTGTAAGCTAGTGAATAACGGAAACAAATTTTTGTTAGCTAGCAACCATTTCGAAAGGCGCATCTCAAAGAAACTGGCTTTTTGTGCGTAGTGTTCCATAGAAAAAGCAACCTCGGCACGGCTTACGCTATTTGAATAGTCGCCGTTTTGTGTTTGTAGGCCTTTGTTTTTAAGTTGGTAAGATAGCCCGAAAACTGCATCTTCGGCCGAACGCCAGGCTACTACGGGTTGAATAAACGTAACTAGGTCCTCTTCGTCTGGTGTTAACGTTTGATTATTGTAGGCGTCTAGTAGGTAGTTGTAAAACACGGAACCCAAAATAGGTTGAACCCTTAAGTCCGATTGCGTTTTAATATACGGGGTTACGTCTGTAACGTCTACATTCGCCGTAATTGGCGTGTTCGTCTTTAGATAGTTTTCTGTTATAAAGTAGATCATTGCGCGGGAATTTCTAAAGGTGGCAAACTAGCTAAAGCGCGTAGTTCGTTAGGTGTCATTTGTTCAAGAACTTTTTGTGCTACGCTAGCCTCTAAACTATTTAAACTGTCAACTACTTTTAAAACTTTTTCGTCGCGTTCTACAATAGTTTCGTTTATAATTTGGAAATTTCGTATATTAAATTCCGCATTCAAACGGCAAACGTTTAATAGTTCTTGGAAAATTTCGGTAACTTGTTCACGTAACGGAATAACAACGTTTTTTTCAAAGATAACGTAGGCTTGTTTAATGTCAGCACCACCACCCAAAGAACCCGTAGTACGCACGCCCATTAAGATAGGGTCGATTGTATGGGCAAAACAAATTTGTTCGGTGTTTAAAGCGCTAGCCTCATGAAATAACTTGTCGTTTTGGTTTGTAGGTATGCTTTCGATTTTTGGTAGTTGGTCTTGGCTATTGGCAAAGAACGCCACACCTTTACCCGCGTTTGCCGCACCTTTCATACGGTCTATGGTATCTCTTAATACTTTCTTTTCTTCTTCGCTTTGTGGGCGTTTTGGAAACATCATGGCAAAAGACGGAAAAATACTATTTTGAATGTTTGACTTTGCAAAATAACTTAACTCGCCCGACAAAAATGCAAAGTTAAGTGCCGAGGAATACTGGGGCAGCGGGTAGTAGTCTTGTCCAATACTAGGCAATTCGTAGGCCCATAACTGGCATTTGTCCGTATTAAGTGGGTGGTATGGTGTAACGGGTTCTACGTCAATTCTAGACGACCAGTCGTCGCACAAATAGTAGCAATTCTTTTTATTATTGATCCGTACTTTTTCGGGGCTTACGTTTTCGATTGTTTTTACTTTACCTTTTTCATCAAAGTACAACTTAAAGTAAACACGGTGGTGCATTACTAGTTGTTTTGTAATGCCTTTAACCGACTTTGAAAGTTTCATTTTCTTTTCAAAAGTATACAAGGCTAGTTTTTCGTCTGGTGTAAGCTTGTCCGTTTTTAGTTCGTAGCCCGCACCGATTGCTGCGTTAACTTTAAAGTCCACTATTGCCCCGTGTAAAGGCGCCATATAATATAATTGGTTTAACGTTTCTGGAAATAAATTATCGCTTCCAAATGGCACGTAGCCCGCCACTTGGTATCGTCCATTTACGTAAGGTAACGTAAGGTTCCCGCCACCTATTTTACCGAACGGCGTGCTAAAGCTTTGGTAGCCCTCTAAAACTTCGGTCTTTGGTTGTTTGAATCTATCGAAAATTCCCATTTTTTAGTCGTATATTGAAGATACGGCAACGCCAGCAACTA